GCAGGCGAGAAGCCGTACGGGCTGTCCGCTTCTTTAACGACCGTCGTGGGGGCTACGTACGGCATGGAGCGGTAGCCCGCTTCATCGCCAACGTATTGCTTATCAGCTACGCTTATGTAGCCCGCCTCGACAGGATGCCTGCGCATATCGAGGGCAAACGGGTCAAAGTCACCGTCACGCGCAATCGTAAAGTGAATGAACTCTTTGTACTCGCCCTCGTTGTACGTCTCCGCTGTCTTTCCGGCGAAGCACGTCGGCACCGGGCTGTTCGGGAACTTCTCTTTAAACTGGCGGAAGTTCAGGAAGAAGCGGCGAAACGCGCCGACCATCTCCCCGTCATCGTTGACGAGTATGAAGAAGTCGCGCAGGTTGACAGGCTTATACAGCAAGCTCTTTTTGTTATACAGCGCGTTGGGTTTGCGCTGGCCGAGGTAAAGTGGGCCTGTGCCGTATACGCCGAGCTGCTGGTAAATGTGCGTAGCGCCGCGAGAGAAGCCCGCTTTCGGTCCATAACGATACGTGAAGATAAGACGGGTCAGAGCCTCAAAGTATTCACGTACACGACGTATGCGCATGAGGGAGTCGTCAGTCGCCTTCATGCTCTGGTACTGCATGTTGTGCGGCGTCACCATACGCTCGAGGATGGCTTGGTACTTGGGCAAGGCGCGAGACATCGTCGTGTCGTAAACGGCCCTGCGGGTGGCCGCAGCGCGTTGCCCATACGTCGACGGGCCTTCAGTCGTCCAAGAGGAATACTGACGAGGCAGGCAATACTGCGCGGCCAAGCGCCAATCGTTTTCTTCTGGCGACCGGAGCTGCTTCGCTTCTTCGTAAAGGCGAATTACATTTTCAGCTGAGCGGCGATTGGGGCGCTGTTGCATTTTTAGGTCCTTGCTGCGCCGCCGAGAAAGCGCACAGCGGCGCTGCCTTCGGTAAGGCCGGATGATGTAAGGAAGCTGGCGGCGCGACCGTCTTCTGCGCCCACCGCTCGACGACGCTGCTCATCGGCCAAGGCCGTCGTCTCGCTGTCGGTGCGCTCGGGTGGCGGTGGTGCCGGGGCGACTTTAGGCTTTTTGGGTTTGAATACTGACATGCTATTTACCCGTGTAAATCTTCATATTCGGTTATGGCGCGAAGCTGTCGTTGCGCGTTAAGCGTGTGCGTCCTATCACGTCGCGCCACACGGACGGCAAACGTCAGTGCTAGTGTATCAGCATCGTCGGGACTTTCCAAGCCCCGTTTTTTCATGTCCTCTTTGGCCTCCAATTTGAGCTTCTGGCCGTGTCTGTCGAGGGAGTACAGGATGGTCGTAAGTTGCGTAAACAGGCGCGGGTCGTCGTTGATGCAGCCCTCGGAGTGCAGCCACTCACGCAGGTCGCTCCAATACTCGGCACGCTTATTAAGGTAAAGGTCAAACTGTGTAGCCGCTGCGCCGGGGTGCACTTCATGCACCTTGTACCCCCGGTCGCGCATGATGTCTATAACGCCCGCGCCAATACCCGTCGCCTCCACGACTATAGCATCCGGCCTTTTCATGTCGGCTTCGCGCATAGCAATCTCGGCCAGTTTCGTCAGACTGAGGCCCTTGAAGCGCAACGTCGGGAAGCTGCGTGCATCGCGTCCCTGCCTAAACTTGATGACGGAGTGGTCACTGCCGTATCGCGCAACGTCGACCGCCATGATGAGCGCAGCGTTCAAGTCGACGACGAGCTCACGCTCTTGTGCGTCACGGACAACGTCTACGCCGATGAACCCGTTAAAACTTTGCGACGGGAACAGGCCGCGCACGCGCACCTTGACTTCGTCACTGTCTTCGCCGCCGTATTTGCTGATGAGGTCTGCAATCGCTATCTGATTGCTCATGCGCACTTCTCGGCTGTCGATGTGGCGCGTGCGATACAGGTGCGCGTTCTTGTCGAAGCAATCAGCGAACTCGCCGTCAGGTCGCGTAGGGTTTCCGAAGGCGAAGAAGAACTTCTCTCCACGCCCGAACAACGCGCCCTCTGTCACCTCCCATATCTTCGAGTACACACCGCTGGCCTCGTCGAATACGAAGAATACGCACTTGCCTTCGTTGTGCAGACCCGCGAACGCTTCGGTCTTCTCTTCGCTGACGGTCGCAGCCGTGGTCTTGTAGTTCTTCTGCTTCTCTTGCGGATACGCGGCGAAGTGAAGACCTGTCGACGTCCACGTAAACCAATGCTTGTTCAGCATCAAGTTATGCCACTTAGAAAGCTCGGGCCATGTCTTATCTTCGAGCTGGAACTGTGTCGACGCGGTGACGACACCGCGCGTATCGACGCGCGTTGACATGAGGAACAAGATTATCCATGCGGTCATCGCGGACTTGCCGACGCCGTGGCCGGACGCATACGCGCTCTTCCACACCAGCATCTCGAGGCCCATGCTGTCGAGCAGCATGTTATTCCTGATATGCTCCCCGAGCGCTTCCAGCTCTTCGCGCTGCCAATCTTCAGGCCCTTCTTTCTCGGCCAAGGGGTTTGGTGTCACGCCATCCGGCAGAAAGCCTTTTACGCCCCACGGGAATACCCCCATGACGAAACCGTACGGGTCGTCAAAGAAGCTCCCGATAAATTCCGCAAGTTCCGCTTCCGCTTTAACACTGATGTTGCTCAACGCTTCATCCTGCTCTATACTTGTTTACATGACAGTTTACGATTATTACAGCGCCGTCCTTTTTGCTATCGAACGTCTTGCCGAAGGGCGGACGCTTTCGATGGCTTGCCATGAGGCTAATATTACCGTAGCCATTTTTGACGCACATGTAAAGCGCGACCCGAGACTTCAAGAGCTATACAACGAGGCGGACCAGCGCGGTGCAGATGCCATGGCCGATGCGCTAGTCAACATTCATAACCATCGCGTGCACGGGCAGAGCGATGCAAAGATGGCAAAGGTCATATCGGATAACATCAAGTGGCTGCTGTCGAAAAGAAAGTCGAAGCAATACGGCGAGCGTGTGACCGTAGACGTAAACGTGTCCGCCGACGCTGCCATCATCAAAGCCCTTACGGAAGGCCGTCAGCGTGCGCTCGAGCGCCGCGAAGAGCATCACGCCATCATAGACGCCGAGGTCATCGAAGACGACGAAGACTTGTCGTTCCTCGAAGCCCCGGCATCTTGATTATTTTCCGCACACAAGCACAACGTCCATATCGCCGCTGGTGCCGCTCGTAGATTGCGGGCGATACCAAAGCCCGCTACTGCCGAGCAGCTGCTCCCACAACGCGGCAGTCGTGCGTGATACGTTGTTCCCGTTCGCATCGGTCAGCGTGACCCACACGGCACTTGCGTGCGACGGGTGTGCCGGGTCGGCTGCGGGGTCGTTGCTCACCTGCATGATGTAGGTCCCGCCTCCGTGCGTGTTACCGCCTTGAGCACCAATCTGTACGGACAGCGGGCGCTTGCACAAAGCAGCGGACACGGGGATGCCAGTGTCATCACCATCAAGTCCTTGCCATGTGATGACGGCCATGCCAGCGCTCGCCATAGAGCCGCCAGCCGTATATGCGCGGGGAGTGTCAGCAGCGTGCGCCTGAGCAACAGCACCAAAGAGCGCCAGCGCCGCGAGTATGTAGCGTATCGGTTTCATGTGAGTACCTTCCTTTCAGTTTGTTAAATGAAGAGCCGCTGTTAGGTGTCATGCTAACAGCGGCTCCCTTCTTCAGCTACGAAGACCTTACGTAGCGGTAAGCGTGATACCGCCGTCGAGGCGCGTCTGCCCCGTGATATACCACGACGTGCCGTCACTGAACATCTCTACGTAATCACCAACGGACGCAAGACCGTCGACGAGCGTAATGGTATCAGCTGCCGCACTGTACGGGCCGTCATCGCCCGTGTCGACTTCAAGTTCATTGATACCGCCGATAATGACGTTCGCGCCACCGTTCGTCACGATGGTGTACGAAGCCCCGCTCGGCGCAGACTTGACGATAAACTTGAACGAGCAGCCCGCAAGCGGCGCATGAAGCGTCGATGCAAACTCCGTCGTGCTGTTCAGCGTCATGGTCTTGCCGCACTCTGCTTGCGTCAGCGTGTTCGCAGCCACTACGTCTTCAAACGACGCGAGCTGATTGAACACCGTCGCAGACACTTTCTTGACCTCGTTGGCCGAAGCGTCATAGACGGGCACATAGTCCGCACTCGTCAGGCTTAGCGCATCCAGCGTTACCAGCTGTTGCACCTTGAAGTACGCCAGTTCGTTACCACCCACCGCCAGAGCGATAGACGGCAGCATGACCACGAAGGCCAGTGCCAGCATCATCTTTTTCAGTTTGTTCATATCGGTCATCTCCTCTTTCATGAAAGACGGCTCACGCCGCACGAAGTAGACTTTACCCTTTATCCGGCTCTTGCACAACAGTTCCGTGCACCAGAGCAAAAGCTGCTTCCCGCTCAAGCTTTTCTTTATGACGCTCGTACGCTTGCTGAGCTACGCGCTCAAGGTGTTCTTTATGTTGCTGCACGTTCACGTAACCCCCTAAATGCGAAGAGCCCGTCTAAGCGTTCACACGGCGCTCAGACGGGCTCCTACCCCTAGCCAGCACAGGCAGGAAACTTAAAGCTCGCTCACCGAGCCATGCAGCGTACGCTTGGCCGTAGAGACGTTGCCCCCAAGCTTGCGCACTTCGTTCTCGAGTGTCGCAATGCGGAGGTCGTACTTGTCGCTCAGGCGCATCTCGATAGCCGCCATTGCTTCAGTCGCCGCCGCGTCAAACACTTTGCCCGCGACGTCAGCGACGAACTTCGCCAAGTCAATCTCGCCGCCAAGGTCGGGGTTCGGATTTTCGCTCATGCTCTCGTCGGCGTTATCGCCGGACTTCGCCTTATCGCTGGTTTCGGCATGAGCACCAGCGTTATCTTCAGCCCCCTCAGCACCAGCAGCGCTCTTGCCCTCGTCGGCAATCGGCGCATCCAGCAAAGCCTGCTGGCGGGCAAGAACCCCGAACACCAGCGCTTCCTTGTTCGCATCGCTTTCCAGCTTGGGCAGCTTGTTTTCGATGGCGGCAGCGGCGAGCTTGGCGTCGAGCTCAGCAGCGATGTGACGCAGCTGCGCGTTGGTCTTGGCGAAAAGGGCTTTGCGGTCGAGCATGGGTGTCCTCCAAAAATTTTCACCAGTCTACGCCCGCCCGTCCTCCGGGTCAAGAAATTATTTTCAACGGCTTATGGCAAATTACGCGGCGTAAAGACAAGGCGTAGGCTTGCAGGCCAACGGACGGACG